CTGAAGAGCAGAAAAAACTAACTGAAGTAAGTAAACGAACATTTTTAAATAAAACTGATAGTTTCTTTGGGCAAGATTTCAAAGGTTTTGAATATAATGTCGGAGATAAAAAATACAGATTTAATATTAAAGATGTTGATAAAGTAAAAACAACTCAAAGCGATCTTAATAATTTTATCAACAAGTTTGTTGGTGAAGATAAATCAACTATTGAAGATGCGGCGGGTTATCATAAATCTTTATTTACCGCTATGAATGCTGATGCGATAGCAAAGCACTTTTATGAACAAGGTAAGTCTGACGCAATTAAAGATAGAGTTGCTAAAGATAAAAATATAAACCTTGATCCTAGACAAACTCATGGTGAAGTAAACGTTGGTGGCGTTAAAGTCAGAGCTTTAGGTGAATCTTCTTCTCAAATGAAAAACAGATCTTTTAAAATTAGAAAGAAAAATTAACTTAAAAAAATTATAAATTATGGCAATTAATGCAGGAACTAATTTGAACAGCGTGCCAGCTCCACAAAAGCAAACACTTTCTTCAAATTATGTTGATTTTACAACGACGTCCACTGAGGGTTGGGCGCAACAATACCTGCCTGACTTAATGGAAAAAGAAGCTGAAGTATTTGGTCAAAGAACTATTTCAGGTTTCTTAAATAAAGTTGGAGCGGAAGAGGCTATGCAATCAGATAGAGTTGTGTGGTCTGAGCAATCAAGATTACACATCTCATTAGTAGGTACTATTGATTTAGATGGTAACGTGTCTTCGTCAGGTGCAAAAGGTAAGTTTACAAGTGTTACAGATATAGATGGTAACGCGATAACAACTACACACGGTGTTAGAAACCACGATATCGTTTTATTAGCAACTGCTGGTAAAGTATCTAGATGTATGGTAGTAGCTGTTGATGGAGCTGATATTGGTCTTAGAGCTTTTGATGAAGATGTATTAACTGGTCACTCTGAAGTAGCTAGCGCTGCAACATTATTAGTGATTGGTTCTGAGTTCAAAAAAGGTGACACTTATGACGGCCAAACAGCTGCTGATAGAGGATCTAACGAACCTGACTTTAAAACTTTTACTAACAAACCAATTATCATGAGAGATAACTACGTTGTTTCAGGTTCTGATACATCTAGAATTGGTTGGGTTGAAGTTACAAGTGAAGGTGGTGCTTCTGGTTACTTATGGTACCTAAAAGCTGAAGCTGACACTAGAGCTAGATTCAATGATCATTTAGAGATGACAATGCTTGAAGCTGTTAAAGGTTCTAACTCTACAAATGTAGACGGTGAATTAGGTTATTCTACAGAGTCTGACGCTGGTACTGAAGGTTTATTTGCTGCTATTGAAGATAGAGGTAATATAACTACAGGTGTAACAGGTCTTAACGCTGCTACTGATTTAGCTGAATTTGACGCTATATTAGCTGAGTTTGATAAGCAAGGTGCTATTGAAGAAAACATGATGTTTATTAATAGAGCTACTAGTTTAGCTGTAGATGACATGCTAGCTTCAATGAACTCTTACGGAGCTGGAGGTACTTCTTTTGGAGTATTTGACAACGACGAAGATATGGCATTAAATTTAGGTTTCTCAGGATTTAGAAGAGGTTCTTATGACTTCTATAAATCTGACTTTAGATACTTAAATGACAAAGCTACAAGAGGTGGTATTAATGATGCTGCTGGATCTGCTGCTATTAGAGGGGTTATGATTCCAGCTGGTACTTCTACTGTATATGATCAGTCTTTAGGTACAAACTTAAAAAGACCGTTCTTACACGTTAGATATAGAGCTTCACAAACTGATAATCGAAGAATGAAAACTTGGGTTACTGGTTCTGTTGGAGCAGCTACATCAGCTCTTGATGCAATGGAAATCCATATGTTATCAGAAAGATGTTTGATCACACAAGGTGCAAACAACTTTATGTTGATGAAGTAAGACTATTTATTTATAAGGGCGGTCACGTATCGCCCTTATATTTTTTTTTAATTTTTATTATATTATATTATGACAAAGAAAAAAGAAACAATTAAGGTTGAAGAACCTATTGTTGAAGAAACAGCGGTTGTTGAACAACCTAAGGTAAAGGCTCCTGAAGTAAAAGCTAAACCAAAAAATCAATGGGTTATAGAAGATAAAGTTTACTATTTAAAAAATAGAATGAGACCATTATCTTACTCTATGAGATCTGCAAATATTTATTATTTTGATGAAGAAAAAGGTTACGAAAGAGAATTAAAATATTGTCAAAATCAAAAAACTCCTTTTGTAGACGAAATGAAAGGTGATCAAAGGCTAGAGCACATTGTATTTAGAAATGGAGCACTTCATGTTCCTAGAACTAAACAGACACTTCAAAAATTACTTTCAATATATCATCCAGACAAAGATACTTTATATTATGAACATAAACCTGTTAGAATTGCTGAAAATCAATTAGACTGGTTAGAGTTTGAAGTAGAGGCACTTAAAGTTGCTAAAGATATGAATATCGATGCGGCAGAGGCAATTATGAGAGTTGAAAAAGGTTCGTCTGTATCTAGACTTAGTTCACAAGAGCTTAGAAGAGATTTATTATTATTTGCTAGATCAAATCCTAAATTGTTTTTAGAGTTAACAGTTGATGATAATATTCAATTAAGAAACTTTGGTATTAAAGCTGTAGAAGCTGGTATAATTAATTTATCACAAGATCAAAGGAATTTTATTTGGGTTTCTACTGGTAGAAAAATAATGACAGTTCCTTTTGATGAGCACCCATACTCAGCGTTAGCCGCTTGGTTTAAAACTGATGAAGGTATGGAGATATATCAAAATATAGAAAAAAGATTAAAATAAAATCTTTTATACTAATAAGAGTAGCCACCAATTAGGTGGCTATTTTTATTTAAGAGCTAACCTTTCACTTTAGTATGTAACTATAATATAGTAAAATAAAAACAAATGGCAATAAACGTAAACACAGTATACCAAAAAGTTTTAGCGTTGGCTAATAAAGAACAAAGAGGTTATATAACACCTCAAGAGTTTAACTTGTTAGCTGATAAAGCTCAAAATGAAATATATGAAAATTATTTTCATAAAGCTAGAACATCTAATGCTAAAATAAAAGATGACGATCAATATACAGATACGCTAGAAATGATAGAAGCTAAACTAGCTCCATTTTTTAAATCTGAATCTAACACAAACGTAACAAGTGGTGTTATGACGTTTCCTACTGATATGTATAAATTAATAGCTATAACACAAGGCACTGTTTTACTTGAAGAAGTTAATAGAAAAGAATTTTTGCAAATTTCAGGAAGTGGCGATGGTGTAGGATTACTATCAGCTTATTCTACACGACCAATTTTTCATAGAAAAAGTGGTACAACAATAACCATTTCTCCTTCACCAAGTAATGGCACGGGGCATGTTGTTAATTATTACAAACAGCCTACCGCACCTAAGTGGGACTATGTAGTAGTTAATGAAAAGGCTTTATATAATAGTAATACAAGTGTTGATTTTGAATTAACCGTTTCTGAAGAAGAACCATTAGTTTTAAGAATATTAATGCTAGCCGGTTTAACAATACAAAGACCTGATGTTATACAAGCTGGTGGTCAAGGATTACAAATGATTAATCAAGAACAAAATAGTTAATTATGGGATTATTAGGATCAACAACTCAAAACGCATATTACTCAGGTAGTGACTTTGGTAATTATCAATTTGTAACTTTAGATACTATTATAAATAACTTCATGTATATATATGTTGGAGAAAATAAAATTATATCTAAAGTTAATAGAACAGACGTTCAGTTTCATGCTATGCGTGCTATACAAGAATTATCTTATGATGTTTTAAAATCATTTAAAACTCAAGAAATAGAAGTACCAAATACATTAGTTATGGTTATGCCACAAGATTACGTTAACTATACTAAAATAACTAGAGTAGGTGGTGATGGTTTAGAAAGACCGTTATATCCTACTAGAAAAACTTCTAATCCTTTTGCTATAACTCAAAACGCTGATGGCGTTTATCAATTTACTGGTGATAATCTAACAGAGCAAACTCCTAGTAATACTTTAGATTTATTTCAAGAGCAAACAGCTACAACGTATAACATGTATGATATTAACTACGCTTCAGATATAGAAATATCGAACGAAGGTAGAAGATATGGTTTAGACCCAGAGACTGCTCAAACTAATGGATCTTTTTACATAGATAACTTAAGAGGTAAAATACATTTTAGTTCATCATTGTCTGGTGAAACTATAATACTTCACTACGTAAGTGATGGATTAGGTACTGATTCAGAAATGGTAGTACATAAGTTTTGTGAAGAAGCTTGCTATAAACATATTATGTACGGCGTCCTTTCTGGTAGATCTAATATACCAGAGTATATAGTTCAAAGATTCAAAAGAGAGAGGTTTGCTGAAACTAGAAAAGCAAAAATAAGGTTATCAAATATTAAAATAGAAGAATTTACTCAAGTTCTAAAAGGTATGAGTAAACAAATTAAATAACTATGCCACAAATTAATCAAAACTTTTCAGGTGCTAAAATGAACAAAGACCTCGATGAGAGAATTGTTCCTAAAGGCCAATATAGAGATGCTTTAAATATTCAAATAGCAACTAGTGATAGTGATGCTAGTGGTATAGCTAATGTTGGTACAGCTCAAAATTTACAAGGTAATAGACAAGTAACAACAACATCTACTACTATAGATTATACTGGCACTAAATCTAAAATAATAGCTAGTATAGCAGATGAAGGTAAAGACACTGTTTATTTCTTTACAGCCGCACCAGTACCAAAAGATGGTATAAGATCTATTACTCGCTCAGAGATAACTACTGGATATCAAGGTGGAACAGAAATACATTGGGTTGATAGTATAAAATCAGTGCAAGCTATAGGTGATAGTGATTTATCAACTTGGGTTTTTGTAGATAAGTTTGCAGTAACTGGGACAAAGGCAGATACAATGACTACTTTTCCAGGTACACCAGCGGATGGTTATACACAAATAACTGTTACTGATGGCACTAAGTATAGAGTAGGTATGAATATATACGCTGAAGATACTAACGGTAATAACTTATTATCTGACGGCGATAAGCCTTATGTAAAAATAGTAAGAATATCAAGTAAC